GAAAATGTTTAACCCCAAGGGCAAGTGCGTCAATCCTGTCGTCGTGGCGGACTGCCCCCTTCTCCCGACACATGCGGGTCAGCTGGTACATCAACATCCTGGGAAGGCGCTCTTCGGGTGCCTGCTCGGGGTTGCTGCGGTAATCCCAATCAATAAGGCGTTGGTCAATGATTAGTCGATGCTGATTAAGGACCGGCTCCAGGGTATCGATGATGCGGTCTTCCTTTCTTGTGGTGGCGCGTGACTCCTCAAACGCCATCCCAACCTTCATTTCTTGGGCGTGCTTTTTTAGGAGTTCCATGATGGCACCGTCACCAAAGTTGGATTCGATGAGACACATCTTACTGCCGTATTGGCGGCTGCGTCTAAGGATCTCCCTAAGGGTGGTGTCGGAGTACCCATCCTGTGTAGCAAAGATGTCTCGGATGAAGAGGTAGCCGTTGATCTGTGACAGGATGATGGAGACGGTTTCGTCCTTGCCCCTACCGGAGGGGTCAACTGCCGTGATGGTGTCGTTCCAGGGGATGTATTCTGAGACAGCCTTTGGCCTATGCCACCGATCACCGGGAAGGGCAACGGCGGGAAGATCGAGAAGGGTCTCCTTGTCAGAACCCCAGATCACATCCGATGGTCCCTTTTGTGGGTCTAGTGGCAGCACGGAGAAGTCACTGAGCTTTAGGGGGAACTTGAGGGCGTCACTCAGGCTGGTATCCAGCATAAATTGAAGCATGAAGTTGCTTCGGCTCATGCTCTGTTCCCGCTCCAGAAGGTTGATTTCCGAAAAGCGAGTATCCGTTGGTGTCCAGGAAAGTTTGTCCAGTCCCTCACGGTTGATGTCGTCTTGGAGGTCCTTGGCCAGCACGTCCTCGTATCCGACAAGGGACTTTGGATAGCGAGCAGGCCAGACCATTGGTTGGTAGTTGCGTTCCCGCAGCGTCCGGTAGATGGTGAAGGTAGTCTGCGGTGTTCCAAGAAACACGATACGGCTGTCCTGCTTAGGGGTCAGCACGGACTCACCCTCCGTCACGAGCTGAAGCAGCTTCTCTCGCATGAGGTCGGTAGCGGAGTTGCTTGGGACTTCCACGTCATCAAAGATGATTAGGTCAGCCCGGCTTCCCGTTAATTGTCCGGTTATTCCAACGCTCTTTACTGACGGTGACTGAGCAGGCCGACACCCACGCACATCAAAGGACACACGACTCCAGCGTTGGTCATCGTCCTGTGGGGTCAGGTGGTTGAGCCAGGGGATTTCAATGAGGCACTTTTGGCAGAAGATGGTAAAGTCGTCGGCACGTTGCTTGCTAGCCGACACCACCATGATCTTCTTGTCGCGGTCCCGAAACAGGATCCACAGGGTAAAGGCAGCAGCAATCCAGCTCTTTCCTAGTCCCCGAAATGCTTGGATCTGGAGACGCTTTGGGCCGCCTTGAAGATAATCCGCAATGGCAATCTGTGCTCTTGTTGGACGAGGCAGGTCTAGCGACTTCCATACAAGAGACAGGAACAAAGGGAAACTAGCCCGTAGACGCTCCTCTAAGGCCGCTGTTTTTTGATCCACGATAGAATGTACCTGTAAGGGGATAAAGGGGCCAAGGAGAAGCTCCTAGACCCCGATGGTGGCTATTTACGCTTCTGACTCTTCCCAGCTTTGGAAAGGGCAATCGCAATGGCCTGCTTTTGGGGACGACCCTCCTTTACCATCTTGGAGATGTTTTTGGAGACGGTCTTCTTTGAAGATCCACGAGAAAGGGGCACGATCACTCGCCCTTCTTCTTGGTATTGTAACGCTTACCACGCCAGCTAAATTCTTTGGCTCCGGAACTACGAGCAGCCTTGAATGCCTCACCAAAGGACTTCTTGTTGAAGGAAGCTGTGGTGGTCTTTTGGGTGGAACCCTGCTTGGGCTTATAGTCGCCCCGCTTGAGGGCAGCCTTGAGGGTAGAGTCGCCAGTATTGTAGGCCTGAAGACCCGCAGCAGCAGCACCAACAGGACCAGCGGCCTTGGCAGCCTTAGCCAGCGTTGCCACGGTACGAGCTGCTTTTGCTGCCATCGGAGCCATTCCACGGCCGGTCGTAACCTTTGCTGAGCCAGGAGTGCCACCACCAGATTGGGTGACGCGGGCAGTGCTAGTAGCTTGACGGGCACTACGACCTTCGGCTTGACGACGCCCATCAGGACGCCGTGTAATTCCACTAGAAGTGGTTTTGTTAGCAGCACGCACTTTGCTGGCTTCACTCGGCTTTGCGCTTACTGGACGTGGATTGCGGCCAGGAGTTATGGGACGGGTGTAGCTAGTACCTTTACCGACGGTAAGTGGTTTTTTTTTCGGAGCCATGTTATTTAACCTCAGGCGTTGATGGGACCAGAAGTTGTAGCCACGGTAACGGAGAAGCCGGAACCAGTACCACCGATGTTGGCAGCAGCAGCACTCAGCACTTCGCCCACGTCATAAGCAGAACCACCACTGACGATGGTCACAACCGTCACGGCACCACCAGCAACGGTGATGTTAGCGGTAGCGCCCGTACCCGTACCACCGGTCAAAGCAACACCGTTATAGGTGCCGGTGGTGTAAAGGGTACCACCAACCAGAGTACCAACGGTCAGGATGCGGCCCTGAACCACATCAACGCGGGTCACACGCCCGGTCTTGTTTGCGTTGTTCGAGGAGGGGATACGATCAGCCCGACGAACAGTACGGATTGCGGTCTTACAGGCAGCAACGGTACCGTTAACAGCAACGGTCGTGGCGGTGGTAGCGAAGGTAGCGGGAACGGTGGTCGTCGTGGTCACACCACCCGACACGTTAACAGTGGTGTGCGTCCGGTTCTTGAGTTCGTCCTCGTCCTGACGACCAGGAGCCGTCGAGATGTTGCCGTAGCTGGAACCGTTTGCGGGAAGAGTAGCCATTTGATTTACCTAAAAAGAATTAAGTTAGTACTAACCGGTAGTCCAGGACAGAACCCTGGAGAAGTTTTTGTGGTCAAAGAAGTCTTGACCGACCCACCACGCTAACCAGTGGTTCGAACCTTTAGACTGGTTACAACTGCGGCAAGCAGGCACAACATTCTTTAGGGTGTCGTGCCCGCCGTGGGTCTTTGGATGGACATGATCTAGCGTCAAATTGTCAGAAGAGCCACAGTAGACACATTGGTTGTCCCAATGATCCTTAATGGCTGATCTCCATTGACGTTTTGCCTCTGCGCTAGTCATGGCTTTTAGGTGGAAGAGGTAGTCAGAAGGGGCTTCCAGAATCATCGATCCTGTGTGGGTTACTTCTTAGTGGATTTGCCGTTGTGTCCATTCCGGGCGCGGTTCCGTTTTGGGCTTTCGAGAACCATACGCCCGTCTCTTGTGTGGGAGAGGTCTTTGCCACCCTTCCCAGCAATTCCTCGCTTCCGTCGTTCCGTCCACCTCTCCTCCGAGGCATTTTTGACGGAAGGTTTCTTATTCAGTTTTCGTTGATAGGCCGCCTTCTTAGCTGCTGCCTCAGGATTGGCTGCGTAATACTTGGCGGACTTACTTTTTGCTGGGGCCATTTTCTACAAAAACGTAGTTTTCTAGGCGTTCCAAGCGTTGATGTGCCGTATCGGCTCGATTTACCAGCACCTCCACGGACTTAGAAATGTTGTGAAGGGTTAAAATGTGCCATCCAAACAATCCAAGAGCTGCTGTAGCAAGCACATTTCTAATTGTTTCTTGAAACCCATCGTTATCATTATCGGATTGCACGTTCTAGGTCCTCCATTTCCAATTCTAGGGAATCAAAAAGTGCCGACAGAGGAGAACCCATCGTAGCCAATCCAGTAATGTTGTTTTTGGATAACCAATCGGCTGCGGCCTTAAGATCTTGGGTGGTGGCAACACCGTTTTTGATGCGGTCGATCAATTCGTTAGTGACGAGGCCGTGAAGCTCGTTAAATTGATCTTCAGTGGCTCTATTCATAGGAATACTCGAACAGGACTTTCTGGATTTACCACATAGGCGTCCCACCCCTCAGGCAACTCACCAATGTAATTGACGTGCCAGCCTTCCAGCAGCACGGGTGGAGTGATGACTTCGCCGGTCTCGGGGTCGTAGGTGCCACCTGTGTAGATGGGACCGATGACATCCAGGGCGTGCGTGTGGCTGGCGGTGAGGGGGTGGCCGTCAGCGTCCAGAAGGCCAGCAGCATCCAGGGCAGCCATGCCGGTGGATTCGTCGGGGAAGCGGATGTAGTTGGTCATTGCGTTATGGCCTGCAGCGTGGAGTTGGAAAGGCGCTGGGGCCAGTAGGTGAGGCGGGAGATGGTTTGCGACGAAACATCTGTAGAAGGGCCAGAGCCAATAGAAAACTGAGTAGCTGTCGGCATTGCAGTTGCAGTTGCATTTACTACGTTGCTTCCGTTTACAAATATTGTTTGTGCGCCAGCAATAGCAGACCCCGCCATTTTTATAGAGCTTCCAACGCTGAATACGTTGTTAACGCTTAGCAAATCAATGCTATTACCAGTGGAAACAAGCCTAAGCCTTGCTCGCGCAGTAGTTGAACGACGGAGCTGCCATCTTTGATCGGCTGTATTGTTATCCACGCTTAGAAATGTTCCTGAGGCGTCACCAGGAACAGCTCCTGCTACCAAAAAGCTACCCTCATCCTGCCGATACCAGGAGCTGAAGTTCGACCCGGTAATGCTGGCCACATCTGCGGCGCGGGTTACGGCTGCGGTGGTGGTGGGGATGTAGGAGGTGGCAAAAGCTCCGGCTTCTATTTGTGCGCCCCAAACTAAAATAGTGCCAGTTCCGGTGCCTATATAACTGAGAGCACCATTTCCAGGTCTGATATTAACTGCACCTGTTGCAGTTGCAGTGGCTGTTGCAGTAGCAATAACACGATACCATCCATTTGCATAAGGAACAGTTGATGCGCTAACCGTGGCAGAGGAACTGATTACAGCCCCTGTTGACAAGTTAATTCGGCAGTTAATTGCTGTTGTAAACGCTGAGCTTGGAAATACAAGTCCACCTTCGGTTAAGGTTCCTGCTTTCATCCAGCAAGAAAATGTATATGCAACGCCTGATGTAAAACTAGTGCTAGGGCTTTGTACAAGTGAGTGAGCTGTTGAAACCGCATCGGCTGTATCTTTTAACTCCCACGCCGTATTAGTTCCATCAGGAGCAGTACCAGCCGTGGCGGTTTCACTGCTATTAGTGTTTGTCCACGTTGCATCAAACTGGTTACTCTGTAAAAGTAGGTTTGTTCTCGACTCTTCTACCAGCAGCCCTAGGCTTTCGCCGGTCGTGGGGTTGTGGTCGAAGCGTGGCACATCCGTGGTTGCCGTCTGAATCACCCCGTCGCTGCCCGTGAACGTGCCGCTGCTGGCGCGGGTGAAGGTGACGCGAGAGTCTAGAGTCTTGGTTCCAGCAAAGTTAAGATCCAGCGATGGTACCTGTCCCGCAAGATCATAAAGTTGATCTCCAAGTCCCCGACCAGTGGAGATAGCTCCTAACTTGGTTCCATGTACTCTCATTTCAATTCAACTCCGTAACAGCTAGGCTGCCGTTAACAGTTGCTGCTGATTCACGGATCACAGCAATACTTGCTCCAAAGGGAACCGCAATATCAAGCCGTTCGCCATTAGCGATAAAGTGTGAAGTAGAAGCGTTAGCAGTTTGAGCACCAACACCAACCACATAACGGATGTCAGCAAAACGAGCACGAATGCTGATGCGACTGATGTTAGCAGTTAGGGTGGTGTTAGCAGAAGTAGTCGTTGCGGCAAGTTGACGAGAAACAGTAGGAATACCCAGGGGTTCTACCGCATCAGCAGAGTAAAGTCCGCTGCTAACAGAAGTAGTGTACGTCATTTAATTATTCTCCAGGATGATTTGAATGAGTTTGGATGGATAGGTAGG